AGTTAAAAACTTTTATTAATGATTTAGCTGAACAGTCTGTAAAACAGGCTCAAGAAAAAACAGGTAAGAAGAATATTAAACAAACTTCTTCATTACCTTACAAAGAAACTGAAGATGGTAAAACAATCTTTAAGTTTAAAATGAAAGCTAGTGGAACTAATAGTAAAACTGGCGATACATTTAAACAGAAACCAGCTTTATTTGATAATGACCTTAAACCTATTAATCCTGAACAAGTTCAAATTTGGGGTGGCAGCATATTAAGAGTTAGTTATCAACCTGCATTATGGTTTACACCAATGTTAGGTGCTGGTGTTTCACTAAGACTTAAATCAGTTCAAGTAAAAAATCTAATCGAAGGTGGCGCACAAACAAGTAGCTCTAGTGACTTTGAAAAAGTTGCTGGTGATGCATCATCTAAAAACATCCCTGATGAAATACAAGAAACAGAAGCGGTATCAGCAACCGACTTCTAAATTCAAGTCTAAGCTTGAGGAGGTGTTTAATGATTTTCTTGAACAAAATGAAATTAGTTTTGGTTATGAAGATTTTAAAATATCCTACCTCAAGCCTGAAAAACCATCTAAATACACACCAGATTTTATCTGTCCTATAAATAATAATTTAAGAATTATATTTGAAACTAAAGGTCAGTTCTTAACATCTGACAGGCGCAAACATTTACAAATCAAACAACAATACCCAGACCTGGATATTAGATTTGTATTTTCAAATAGCAAAAATAAAATTGGTAAAAAATCTAAAACGACTTACGCAAAATGGTGTGAGTTAAAAGGTTTCCAATATCATTGCATTCAATCATCAAAAAAATTTTTACCTGATGAATGGGTAAAGCAAATTAAAAAATTACAAGAGGCATAACATGAGTAGAAAAACAACAGATTATATAATCATACATTGTACTGCTACAAAACCATCACAAAACATAGGGTTTGAAGAAGTAAACTTTTGGCATTTAGCTAGAGGTTGGATGGGTTGTGGTTATCATTTTATTATTAAAAGAGACGGTATCATTGAAGATGGCCGAACAACTGATGCAATTGGAGCTCATTGTAGAGGACACAATCACGATAGTATTGGTATTGCATTAGTAGGTGGTATGAATGAAGAATTTACTGCTGCCGAAAATAATTTCACAAGTTCCCAATGGGAAAGTTTAAAGAAATTAGTTGATGAACTTCACAAGACATATCCTGATGCAAAACTAAAAGGTCATTACCATTTTAATCCAGATAAAGAGTGTCCTGCATTTGATGTAGATGAATGGGCTAAAACAGATTTCTTATGGGTTGAAGGAGATTATCTACCTGATGATGAAAGAGACGAAGATGGATAATAGTGAAAGTGAATTTGTAAAACACGAACCATGCCCACAATGCAATTCAAGAAATAACCTTGCCAGGTATTCTGACGGACATGCATGGTGTTTTGGTTGTCAATATAGAGAACCACCAGATGGCATTGAAAATAATACACAAGCAAAAGAGGTAAGCAATATGGTTCAAGGTGAACATCAAGCATTAAATAAAAGAAAAATAAATTTAGATACGACCAAGTTCTTTAACTATCAAGTTGGACAATATAATGGTCAGACAGTACACATAGCACCATATTACAATGACAAGTATCAGATAGTTGCACAACACATTAGATTTCCTGACAAAAAATTTATTTGGTTAGGTGATATTGAAAAAGTTAATTTGTTTGGTCAACACAAATGGAAGCCTGGCGGTAAGATGATTACAATTACAGAAGGCGAAGTTGATTGTATGAGTGTATCCATGGTTCAAGGAAATCGTTGGCCAGTAATTTCTGTACCTAGTGGTGCACAATCAGCAAAAAAATATATTAAGAAAAATTTAGAGTACCTAGAAAGTTTTCAAAAAGTTAATTTTCTTTTTGATAATGATGCTGCTGGAAAAAAAGCAGCGGTAGAATGTGCTCAATTGTTTACTCCCAAAAAAGCTTGCATATCCATGTTACCTTTAAAGGATGCCAACGAAATGTTGGTGTCCGATAGGGGTCAAGATATTATACATCATATATGGAATGCTAAACCATACACACCTGAAGGTATTGTTGCTGGTGTTGATACTTGGGATTTAGTTATTCAAGATGATAGTAAAGAAAGTACACCTTATGTTTGGAATGGACTTAACAATAAATGTAAAGGCATTCGTAAAGGTGAGATAGTATTATTAACAGCAGGTTCAGGTGTCGGTAAAAGCCAAGTCTGTCGTGAGATAGCGGCTGATTTAGTTTTAAAGAAAAAAAATATTGGCTACATTGCTTTAGAAGAAAGTGTTGCTAGAAGTGTAAGAGGTTTAATGAGTATTGATTTAAACCAGAAAATACACGAAGACGAGGTTAGAAAAAACCTTGATGAAGAAACATTAAAAGCATCTTGGAATAAAATTCAACCACACACATTTTTTCACAAACATTTTGGTTCAACAGATAGCGAAAACCTTATGTCAAAGATTAGGTTTTTAGTTAAAGGATGTGAATGTGATTATATATTTTTAGACCATATCAATATGGTTGTCTCAGGTCTTGAAGGTGATGAGAGAAAGTTAATTGATTTTACAATGACAAAGCTAAGAACATTAGTTGAAGAATGTAACTTTGGTTTAATAGTTGTTTGTCATTTAAAAAGAATTAGTGACAGTAAGTCTGGACACGAAGAAGGTGCAGTAACTTCATTAAGTCATTTAAGAGGTTCCCACGCGTTAGCCCAGTTATCAGATATGGTAATTGGTTTTGAACGTAACCAACAGTCTCAAGAAAATCATAATCTTATGACTGTAAGAGTTTTAAAAAATAGATATTGCGGTGACACTGGTGTTGCTACTTCGTTAATTTATAATCAAGAAACAGGTCGACTGTCTGAAGGAGATTTTCAAGATGAAATCGAAAGAACAGTTAGCTAAACAAATTAGAATTTATTTAAAAGCTTATTTAATAAAAGATAAAAGTTTTGTAAATTTAAGTGACAACGATAAATTGTATATCTATTCTTTATACAACAGACTACTTCATATTATTTATTTACAATTAAAACATCCAGGTATTTTACCTATTCTGTTTGTTCATCATCCAGAAACAAAAAAAATAATCGAAAAAATATTTGAAAGGATTTCTTACAAGCTACCATTTGTAGATGACATATCGGTAGTAGTGATACAATAATTATGAAAATTATATTTGATATTGAAACAAATGGCTTCTTACAAGAAGCAACAAAAATACATTCAATAGTAATTAAAGATATTGATACAGGTCAAATGTTCTCTTATCATGGAGATACAATTGGCAAAGGTCTTTATTTATTAAGTGGTGCTAACTTATTAGTTGGCCATAATATTTTAAAGTTTGACCTAGAAGTAATTAAAAAATTACATCCTGAATATATAATTGATGGTGATGTATTCGATACTTTATTAGTCAGTAGACTTATATGGACAAATCAAAAAGAGCTTGATTTTCAAAAGAAAGATTTACCTTTAAAATTAGCAGGTAGACATTCGTTAGAAAGTTGGGGTTACAGATTAGGTTTAAGAAAAGGTGAGTTTGCTAAAGAAAATGACTTTTCAGAATGGTCACAAAAAATGCAAGACTACTGTGAGTTAGATGTAGAAGTTAATTTAAAATTATATCAACTAATACAAAAGCAAAACTATTCCAAACAAGCAATACAGTTAGAGCATGAATTTGCTAGATGCATAATTCAACAAGAAGCACATGGATTTCATTTCAATGTGGCTTCTGCAAAGAAGCTGTATACCTCGCTTGCAAAAAGAAGGTTGGAGCTAGAGAAATCTTTAGTTTCAACCTTTCCAAACTGGCAAAAATACGTTGGTACTTTTATACCTAAAAGAGACAATAAAAGTCTAGGTTATACAAAGGGCGTACCAATAAAAAGATACAAAGAAATTACATTTAATCCAAATTCAAGAGACCATATTTCAGACAGGTTAATGAACAAAGGATGGAAACCAGAACAATATACACCTGATGGAAAACCTAAAGTTGATGAAAGTGTTTTGTCAACCTTACCATATCCAGAAGCAAAAATATTAGCAGAACATTTTTTAATACAAAAACGAATAGGACAATTAGCAGAAGGTGCAAACGCCTGGCTGAAATTAGAACAAGATGGAAAAATACATGGACAAGTTATTACTAACGGTGCGAACACTGGTAGATGTACACATCAAAAACCTAATGTTGCTCAAACGCCTTCAAGTGGTGTACCTTATGGTAAAGAATGTAGGTCTCTATTTACTATTCCTGATGGCTTTAGTCTTGTTGGCTGTGACGCTAGCTCTATTGAACTTAGGTGTCTTGGCCATTATCTCGGTGCATACGATAAAGGACATTTTACGAAGCAATTACTCGATGGGGATATTCATTCCTACAATCAAAAACAAATTGGCTTACCAACGAGAGATTTGGCGAAGAGGGTCATATATGGTTGCATCTATGGTATCGGAGATACAAGGCTTGGTGCAGTTGTTGGTAAAAGCAGTCAAGAAGGAAAACGAATAAAACAAAAATTGTTTGAAGCATTACCTGCATTAAAACAATTAAGAGATAATGTTATTATTTCAGTTAGAAATAAAAAATATTTATTAGGTTTAGATAAAAGAAAATTAATTCCAAGGTCTGAACATTCAAGTTTAAATTTATTAATACAAAGTTGCGGAGCTTTAATTTTAAAACAAGCTACCGTCATACTTCACAACAAACTAAAAGAAAAAAATTATAATGATGACGTACAAATGGTTGCTCATATTCACGATGAGCTACAGTTGCAGTGTAAATCTTCTATTGCAGATGCAGTAGGAAAAATTGCAAGACAATCAATAATAGATGCTGGAGTTTATTTTAATCTTAGGTGTCCTTTGGATGCTGCATACAAGATAGGAACTACATGGGCAGAGACACATTAAAATGCTGTTGTTGTAAAAAGACAGCTCATGTTATTTATGAAAAAAGATATTACTGTGCTTCTTGTAGATACAATATTCAATTAAATATACAACACGATACTGGTGCCCTCGGCCAGACTCGAACTGGCACTCCATAAATGGCATGGATTTTAAGTCCATTGTGTCTACCAATTTCACCACGAGGGCTTCAGTAACAAAAGCTTTTTATAAAAAATATTCATGTTTAACAACAACAAAGATTTCGATTTTGATTTAGCAAGGGGTGTTCAATCTGAACATTCACTAGCTAATATACTAGGTTTAAGTAAGGATAAAATCGAAGTTAAATCAGAGTTTGGTTTCTGGCAAAAATCAGGAAACATTTGTATTGAACTAGCATTCAAAGGGAAACCTAGTGGATTGCGTAGCACAAAAGCAAAATACTGGGCTCATAGATTTATGCTCAATAAAGATGTTTGTGTAGGTCAATGGATAATACCAGTCAAAAATTTAAAACAGATAGTCAAACTTTTTATTAAAGATAATAAAAAAAGAAAATCACAAATCATAAGAATGCTTGGAGACAACTATCAGTCAAGGTGTGTCTTAATTCCAATGTCAGATTTTATTAACCTATGGAGGAAAGTTGAAGTTAAAGAAATTACCAAAACTAAATAAGAAAAATTTTAATTATAAATTTTATTTAGTATATTGGATTGATATAAATTCCACATGTTCCTGGGAGAATTTAAAAACAATTGAAAACTATTTACCGACTATTTGTATTTCTACAGGTTGGTTAGTTTCAACATCTAATAATTGTCATAAGTTTGTAAGTGATGTGTCCTTTGAAGACAATGGAACTATTCTTGAAGTAGGTAACACCACAACAATTCCAAATCAAAACATAATCAAAATGAAGAAAGTAACAATATGCTAACAAGAAAAAAGACACTATTAATTGATGGCTCATTAATTGTGTATAGAGTTTCAGCAGCCTTAGAAGAAGCTACAGAATGGGAACATGATGTATGGACATTACATACTGATTTTAATTTAGCAAAACAAACTTTAGAAAATACTATTAAGCATTTCTTTATAAAATTAAATTGTAGTCGTATAGTCATCGCATTAGATGATAAAAATAATTTTAGAAAAAAATTATATCCTGAATATAAATCTAATAGAAAAAAAATTAGAAAACCTATTACAGTACAACCACTTAAAAATTATCTTAAAAAAGAATATGAATGTGTTTCATATCCTGGTTTAGAAGGTGATGACGTTCTTGGTATATTAGCAACATCAGAAGAATATAAAGATAATTGTATAGTATTATCTTCTGATAAAGATATGCGAACTGTTCCAGGTATGCATCATTTTATACATGATGGGTCTACTGAATTAGTAGATGAAGCTACTGCGAATTATAATTTTATGTATCAAACATTAATAGGTGATAGGACAGATAATTTTCCTGGTGTGCCTGGTGTTGGTGGTGTTAAAGCTCAAAGAGTTTTAGCTAATAAAAATGGTTTATCCGAAATGTGGCCTGCTGTTGTTGCTGAATATAAAAGAGCAAAATTAGATGAAGAAGAAGCATTAACTCAAGCAAGATTAGCAAGAATTTTAAGAGCTAGTGATTGGGATATTAAAAATAAGAAACCCATTTTATGGCAGTTAGGTAATTAACAATGGCTGAAATGAGAGAAGAACATTTAGAAGTAGTGTCCGCTAATAAAGCAAAAGCATACGAAAAAAAAGTTCAATTAGAAAAGGATGAATTACATAGGAAAGAAGTAATCAAATTTAAAGAAACAGTAGATATGCTAGAGAAACAAAAATCATATCTTCAATCACAACTACGTAAGAAACAAAAAAATGACAGCTAAAGATATATTTGAAAGTCTTAAATACCAAGAAGGCGGTACTCATTATAAAAAAATGAAGGTGCAACCAGCGTATTTTATTAATGAAAATAAACTTCCTTTTGCTGAAGGTAATGCAATTAAATATATTTGTAGACACCCATACAAAGGCAAAGAAGAAGATATTAAAAAAGCCATTCATTACTTAAAAATGATTTTAGATAGAGACTATAGCTAATCTAAAACAGGACAGTTTAGATATATGATACCAAAAAATAATAAATTACCTCACATTTCAAAAGAAATGTTGGAGGCATTAGATGTTTTATTTCCTGAAAAAACTCCAGAAATAAATATGGATATGAAGGAAATATATTTCAGAATTGGCCAAAGAAGCGTGGTTAGATATTTACATGCTGAAGCCAACAAGCAATCAGAAAATATCTTGGAGAATACTTAATGTGTAATAGTAGACCTAGTCCACCACCAGCTCCGAAACCAGACCCAATTGCTCCACCACCAATAACTAAAATTATTCAAGGTGCACCAATGGAAGCTGGATATTCAGAAGCGCAAGGTGATGGAGATAACACTATGTCAAAAAGACGTAGAGCTGGTTCGTCTGTTTTAAGAATACCCACGATTGGAGGGGTTTAATAGATGAGTTCAGAATATTTTAGTAGCGTAACTAATACTGGGACTTTAGCTGAAAAGTATAGAAAAAAAGTTACTGAAAGAGAATTATATTTAGATAGGGCACGACAGTGTAGTGAAGTTACAATCCCAACTTTAATTACTGAAGATAGCGAAACTACATCAGAATTATTTGATACACCATATCAAGGTGTAGGTGCTAGAGGTGTAAACAATTTAGCATCAAAATTATTATTAACTTTATTACCACCTAACGCACCATTTTTTAGATTAAGCATAGACAATTTTGCACTTAAAGAAATTGAACAAGATGAAAATTTAAAAAGCCAAATTGAAAAAGGATTAGCTGAAGTAGAAAAAGCTGTAATGAATAATATTGAAATCTCTAATGATAGAGTTTCTATATTCCAAGCTTTAAAGCATTTAATTATTGGTGGTAATGTTTTATTATTTTTAGATAAAGAAGGAATAAGAGTATTTCCATTATCTCAATATGTAATTGAAAGAGACCCTATGGGTCATGTATTAGAAATAGTAACTAAAGAAACTGTAGCATACAAAGTGTTACCAGAAGAAATTCAAAAAGAAATTTATTCACAAATAAACCCTGAAGAAAACGACAATAAAACATGTGATTTATACACATGTATAAAAAGAGTTAATAAGAAATTTGAAGTACACCAGGAAGTAAAAGGTGTCATTATTCCAGATAGTGTTGGAAGTTATGACCTAGATAAAACACCATACATTCCGCTAAGAATGATTAGAGTTGATGGCGAAAGCTATGGAAGAAGTTTCGTAGAAGAAATGCTCGGTGACTTAATTAGCCTAGAAGGATTAACTAAAGCAATTGTAGAAGGTGCTAGTGCATCAGCAAAAACATTGTTTATGGTTTCACCTAATGGAACCACTAGAGCTAAAGCTTTAGCTGAAAGTGAAAATGGTGCAATCATTGAAGGTTCAGCAGCAGATGTATCAGTATTACAAGTTGGTAAGTTTCCAGATTTTAGAGTTGCTCAAGAAACAATAGCAAAAATAGAACAAAGATTATCATATTCATTTTTATTAAATGCTTCAGTTGTAAGAGATAGTGAAAGAACTACAGCAGAAGAAGTAAGAATGGTAGCACAAGAATTACAAGATAGTCTTGGTGGTATCTATGGAATTTTATCTCAAGAATTTCAATTACCATTTGTTAAAAGAAAAATTAATATTTTACAAAAAAGTAAAAAATTACCTCCATTACCTAAAGGGGTTGTGTTTCCAAAAGTAATTACAGGTATTGAAGCATTAGGAAGAAGTAATGATAGAAATAAATTAATTCAATTTTTACAAACTTTAAATGGTGTATTAGGTGCGGAAGCAATTCAACAATACGTTAATGTAACTGAAGCAATATCAAGACTTGCTACAGCAGACGGTATTGAAACAGATGGATTAATTAGAACACCAGAAGAAATTCAAGCAGAGGCGCAAGCACAACAAGAAGCTGCACAAGCCGACCAACAGAACCAAGCAGTATTAAACGCTGGTTCACAAATAGCTGGAAATATTCCACCTGAAGCAATCGGCCAAGCTTTAAACCAAAACCAATAGGAGAAATAAATGGTTGAACAAGTTAAAATAACTCAAGGTGAAGAAAATGTATCACTAGAGGAACAGTCACAACAACAAGACACAAGCACAGAGGTTACACAAGAAGCTCAAGTAGAGGAGACTTCTAATGATAGACCAGAATGGCTTCCAGAAAAATTTACTAATGCAGAAGAATTAGCAAAAGCTTATGGAGAATTAGAAAAAAAGTTTTCTAAACCTGCGGACACACCAGTAGAAACTAAAGATTTAAAAATAGATAATACTGAAGAAGCAAAATCTAATCCTACGTTAGAACCTTTTTATAATGAATATACAGACAAAGGTTCATTAACTGATGAAAGTTATAATAAGCTAAATGAAATGGGTATTCCTAAAGATGTAGTGGATGCTTATATTTCTGGACAAGAAGCTTTAAGTGCAAAACATAATGAAGCTATGGTTGCAACAGTAGGTGGCCAAGAACAATATAATAATATGGTTCAATGGGCTGCACAGAATTTATCTAAAGGTGAAATAGAAGCCTTTAATAATGCTGTAGATGGAGCAAGTTTAGACCAGGCACAGTTAGCGATAGCTGGTGTTAATGCTAAATTTCAATCTAACACAAGAGAACCAAATTTATTTTCTGGTCAAAAATCAGAAAGTAACGTGGGTTATGAAAGCGTTGCTCAAATGCTCGCTGATATTAATAATCCTAAATATAAAGAAGACCCAGCTTTCAGAAAATCTGTGGAAGCAAAAGTCTCAAAATCAAACATAATGTAACACCTATTTAGGTGGGAAGGAGAAACATGTCGCTTTACAAAAATATTAATGCGAGGAAACGAGCTGGTACTTCAAGACCAAAGTCTAAAAGTACAGTAAGTGCAAAAGCATATTCAAACATGAAAAAAGGTTTTCCTAAAAAGAAGAAATAATCATGTTGAATTTTCTATTGCCTTTAATGAAAAATCCACTGACTAAATTAGTCGTAGATAGGAGCATTAGCGCTATCAATCATTCAATGGAGAAAAAGAAAATCATTAGGGCAAAAGAAATTGAAGCAGAACAGAATGTAAGTTTAGAGCAAATTAAAAGCTCAAACTCTAGTATTAAAGATGAAGTATTAACTATAAAAATTACATTAATATTTATTGCTTTATTTATTCCATACACACAGCCATGGATGGAGAAAGGATTTGAAATCCTAAAGTCAGCACCACAAGAATTTTGGTGGGCAGTTTTAATTGTCTACTCAGGAAGTTTCGGACTATCTACAGTTAGTAAGATAAGAGGAAAAAAATAACTCACACACTCTTCTTTAAGAGGAGTGAGCCTACACAAAGATATGAATTGCCTCATAGATTTACTTGCGAGTAAATTAAAAGAGATAACCTTTTTGAAGTATGTGGAGGAAACTAAAACAAACCAATCATAATTTAAAAGGAGAATAATTATGGCAAACGCAACAGCATCAAGAATTGGTGCAATTAATGGCGGAACCGATAAGAATGCTCTTTTCCTTAAAGTATGGAGTTCGGAAGTTTTAGCTACTTTCCAAAGAGAAAACAAAATGTTAGGGATGACTTCGGTCAGAACTATATCTTCAGGTAAGTCAGCTCAATTTCCAGTTGTTGGAACTAATTCAACATCATACCACACACCAGGAAATGAGATAACGGGAACGTCAGTTAATCATGCTGAGAAAGTAATAAACATTGATGATTTATTAATTTCGAATGCATTTTTAGCAAACATAGATGAAGCAAAAAACCACTATGATGTAAGAAGTGTTTACACATCAGAAATGGGTAGAGCACTAGCAAACAAAGTAGACCAACATCTACTTCAATTGTCTGTACTAGCAGCTCAAGCTTCTACAACAATCACAGGCGGAAACGGTGGTACTCAAATTACAGATAGTGATGCGAAGACGAATGCGGCTTCATTAATCGCTTCTATATTTGAATGTGCCCAAGCTCTTGATGAGCATGATGTGCCTTCAGAAGAAAGATACTGCGTGGTTCCACCAGCAACTTATTATCTTCTTGTTCAAAATGACAAGATTTTAAATAGAGACTTTGGTGCGAACAACAATGGTACTTTCCATGATGGAACAGTAATTAAAGTAGCTGGTATTAGCATAGTTAAAGCTAACACAGCAGTTACAGCATTTACTGACCAATCATCAGCTATCACTGGAACTAACAACACATACAATGTTGATGCACAAAATGTAGCAGCAGTTGTTTTCCACAAGAGTGCAATCGGTACTGTTAAATTAATGGACTTGGCTATGGAGAGTGAATATGACATTCGTAGACAAGGTTCACTAATGGTCGGAAAAATGGCTTTAGGTCATGGCATCCTTAGACCAGAAAGTGCTTCGTTAATTAAAACAGCATAATCTAAGTAGGCTAGGCGCAGCAATGCGCCTGGCTGCTCAATCACAAAATTATTATGGCATCAAATACAAGAACAACAAAATTAGAAAGCATTAATACAATGCTTAGTACGATTGGAGAGGCTCCAGTCAATTCACTAACTGGGACACTACCTACAGATGCTACTATGGCTATTAATATTCTTGATGAAGTTAATAGAGAAGTACAATCACAAGGTTGGAAATTTAATTCAAGTTACAAAGTTACATTAACAAGAGATACTAATAATAAAATTCCTATTGGTAATGATGTAATGCATATAGAATTTAATCATTTAAGAGAAAATAGAAGTAGTTACGACCCAGTATTAAGAGGTTCCTTTTTATATAATCTAGTTGATGAAAGTTTTGTCTGGGATAAAAACTTTGATAATGTAAGAGTTATTTTCTTAATACCTTTTGAAGATACAATTGAACAAGCAAGAAGATTTATTACAATCAGAGCATCGAGAATTTTTCACGATAGAACACTAGGAGCAAATGCTTTACACAGATTTTCACAGCAAGATGAATTAAGAGCTTTATCATTCTTAAAACAAGCAGAGGCTTCTACAGCAGACCACAATATATTTAATAGTTTAGACCAGTTTAAAACTGTTAGTAGAAATATGTTTTTAAAATAAATTTTTAAATGAGTTTAATTAATAGAAGTATTCCAAATTTAATTGGTGGCGTATCGCAACAACCTGAAATTTTGCGATTGGATAACCAAGCAACTGAACAACTTAATGGAATATCCAATGTAGTTGAAGGTTTAAAAAAAAGACCTCCATGCAGTGCAATAGCTAAAATTTCAAATTCAAATATTACAAATGCACATATTCATACAATTAATAGGGATGTAAGTGAGCGATACGTTTTGGTTATTACTAATGGCGGTATTACTGTGCATACTATTGATGGAGTTGCTAAAACAGTTGTAACAAGTGGTAGTGTATTAAGTTATTTAACTACAAATGATGCTAGACAAGATATTAAAGCATTAACAGTTAATGATTATACATACATAGTTAATAAATCTAAAACTGTATCAATGGCTAGCACCACAAGTGCAGCTAAAATTGAACAGGCTGTTTATACAATTACAACAGGAATAGGAAATACAACAACACCTATTCCATATTCAGTAACTATTAATGGCTCTACATTTACATACAATTCAACAGATAATAACTCTAAA